AATATTTTTCCGCGTTCGGTACGTTTTTATGGTGCAAATTGGAAACGGATTGGCAACGGAATTTTGCCACGCTTACCGCTTATACATCCCCTGCACCACTCCGACGTTCTCCGCCCGCTCAATATCTCGCTTGTGCAGGTACTCATAGACGGCCATCATGGCCGCAGGCGGTTCGCCCTTCTGCTTGCGGTATTCCTCGATGTGAGAAACAACGGCCTTGTGCAGGGCGTTCATGTGGTTCATTTCCTCCCCGCTCAGTCTGTAAAACAGGTCTGCCAGTTCCGGGTCGTCGTGCTTGTATTCCACGGCCAGCTCTGCGTAGGTGTGCGCGTCCTCCAGCTCGTCCTCAATGTGCTCCATCAGCAGTTTGATTTCTTTCATGGCTTACGCCTCCTTTATGTATCTCAGAAGCTTGTCAACCTCTGCCCGGTCAAAGGACAGCTTGCCGACAAACGGGATGTCAAATTCCAGCGGTTTCCGAATCTGCGGGGCAAATGCGTTGTAAAGCGCGTCCTCGTCGATGTTTCCGTCCTCCAACACGCTCAGCATTTTGACGGCGGGAAGGCTTTCCAGCTTTTCAAAAATCTGCGGCGTTCTCTTGGCATACAGGGCTACCACCCCGGCAACAACGACGGCTTTCATTTCCGGAAAGTGGGGAAGAACCTCCTGCTCCACATACCGAAGCGCCCCGTTTACAAAACATTCTTTTGAAACCATAGTTACCTCCGATTATTGTCGG